ATGAGAGAGAGAAAGAAATGTATGAGTATAGATGTAAGATTCTAAAAGTAGTTGACGGTGATACTGTTGACATTGATATTGATTTAGGATTTGGTGTTTGGTTACACAAAGAAAGAGTTCGGATGATGGGTATTGATACTCCAGAATCTAGAACCAGAGATTTAACAGAGAAAGCATTTGGATTGGCAAGTAAACAGTTTGTCAAAGACCATTTACCTATCGGTTCAATGCAAGTTCTTAAAACAGAAATTGATAAGAGTGGAGAAGATGCAAAGGGTAAGTTTGGAAGAATCCTTGGTGACTTCCTTATTGATGATAGAAGACTGACAGATATGTTGGTAGAAGCTGGACATGCAGTCGCATACTTCGGTGGTTCAAAGGAAGAGATTCAATTGAAACATATGGCAAATCGTGAGAAGTTATTGCGTGAGGGTAAAGTCAAACTTCCAGAGTAACGGTATAAATAGATACAGGAGATTATAAATGGCGGTAAACCCAACAGCATTCTATGATGCATCTGGAACAAACAATTCGACAAGAAGTTCTAAAGTATATAAGGACATTAACTTGTCGTTTGCAAGACACCCTATAACTGGTGACATTGCTACATTGTCAGATGCAGAAGCAGTAAAGAGAAGTGTTCGCAATCTTGTGAATACGAACTTTGGTGAACGTCCATTTCATCCAGAGATTGGTTCTGATATTCGTGCTGCATTGTTTGAACCCATCTCACCTATTGTCGCAAACTTATTGACACGACACATAGAGGATGTGATTACTAACTTTGAACCAAGAGCAGAGTTATCTAACGTGACATGTTCTGGTAACATTGACACTGGTGTGTATGAGGTGTCAATTGAATTCTATATTGTAAATGCAGAAGAACCACTACAAACCGTAGATATGTTTTTAGAGAGACTAAGATAAAATGGCAACAAAATTACAAGTCACAGAGTTGGACTTTGATGATATCAAGAACAACTTAAAAACCTACATGAGAAATCAAGAGGAGTTCAAAGATTATAACTTTGAAGGTTCTGCTCTTTCGACTATCATTGATTTACTTTCGTATAACACACACTACCTTGCTATGAATGCAAACCTTGCTGTGAACGAATCATTCCTAGATACTGCAACTCTACGTTCTTCTGTTGTCTCTCATGCAAAGACTCTAGGTTACACTCCTCGTTCTGCTCGTGCTCCAGTTGCATATCTTGATATTACTATCAATGCAAACGCATCTGTCATTCCTTCTGTCACAATGGCAAAGGGAACTAAGTTTACAACACAGGTAGACGGAACCACATATAGTTTTGTTACAAATACGGCATTGACAACAACCCCATCTAATGGTATACTACGTTTTAGTAATGTTCCAATCTATGAGGGAACTCTGGTTACAACAAAGTATACAGTGGACGTTGCGAACCCAGATAAGAAATATCTTTTAACAAGTAACAGAGCAGACACAACAACTCTAAAGGTTTCTGTTCAAACTTCAGCAGTAGATGTTACAACTGAAACATATACTCTTGCAACTGATATCACACAAGTCAATGCGACTACTCGTGCATTCTTCCTACAAGAAAATGACGATGGTAAATTTGAAGTTTACTTTGGTGATGGTGTAGTTGGTAAGAAACCATCTGATGGTAACATTGTTATTCTAGAATATGTTGTTACTAATAAAGATAAAGCAAACGGTGCATCTTCCTTTAGTGGAACAACTGTTGGTGGTTACTCAGATATTACAATTGCAACTCTTGTCTCTGCACTAGGTGGTGCAGAACCAGAAACTATTCAATCAATTAAATACAATGCACCTTTGGACTTTGCATCACAAGGACGTGCGGTAACAACAGATGATTATAAACTTCTTGTTCCTCAAGTCTATGCAGATACTAAGTCTGTTCAAGTTTGGGGTGGTGAAGATAACAACCCTCCTGTCTATGGACAAGTCTATGTTGCATTACAAACAAACTCTGGTATTACTCTAACACAAGCACAGAAGGATACGATTGCTCGTTCACTTGACAGATATAATATTGCATCTGTTCGTCCTATCTTTGTTGACCCTCAATTTTTGAAACTTAGATTAACAACCAATTTTAAATATGATGCTAACGTAACATCTAAGTCTGTTGGTGATTTGGAATCTTTGATTAGAACATCTCTTTCAAATTATTCTGATGCAGACTTGGAAAAGTTTGATAGTGTCTTCAGATTCTCAAAAGTAACAAAACTTATTGATAATACTGACCCATCTATTCTTTCTAACATTACTACTGTAAAGATTCAAAAGTCTCTTACTGCAACATTGAATACTGCAACCAAATATGTAATTGATTTCACCAATGCATTATATCATCCACATGCTGGACACAATGCTACGATGGGTGGTATTACAGAAACAACTGGTTTCACAATTGTTGGAAACTCTAATACAATGTATTTGAATGATGACGGTAATGGAACTTTGAGAATGTATTACTTGGTTGGTGGAACCACACGAACTTATGTTAATGAGAATGTTGGAACCATTGATTATAATACAGGTGTTCTTACAATCAATTCATTAAACGTTGCATCGACAGTCAGTCCAAATAACACAATTGAATTTATTCTTCTTCCAAAATCAAATGACGTGGTTGCGGTTCGTAATCAGTTACTAGAGATTGATTTGGCGAATACAACTATCACAGGTGCGGTTGATACAATTACTTCTGGTGGTTCATCTGCTGGAACAAACTATACAACATCATCTTCGTATTAAGGTAAGTAAATGGCAGACACATTAAAGAATAAGGTCTCCCCCCATATTCAAACACAACTGCCTGAATTCATTCAGTCAGACCATCCTCTATTCTCACTCTTTCTCAAGTATTACTATGAGTTTCTTGAGGCAGGGGAACTTGTGCTGTCTGGTTCTAACGACTATGTTATTGAAGAGACACTTACTAAAAACTATATTCTAGATGAGACTGAAGAACGAATTGTATTAGAAGAATCTGCTGGTAAGTTTGTTGGTGGTGAAACTATTGTCGGACAGACAACTGGATTTACTGCTCGTATTCTTGTCGATGACTTTGATGACAACAATAGACTCTTCGTTACTTCACAACAAAAATTTCAAACTGGTGAAACGATTGTAGGACAAACCTCTGGTGCAACATCTACAGTTGTATCCTATCGTGGTAATCCTGTTCAGAACATTCAACAACTTTTACAGTTTGCTGATGTAGATAATACGGTCTATGAATTTCTTGATAAGTTTAGAGATGCCTTTATGGACTCTCTTCCAAACACACTTGCAGATGGAATCTCTAAGAGAAAACTTCTCAAGAACATTAAGGACATGTATGCCGCAAAAGGAACAGCGGACGGACACAAACTATTCTTTAGAATTCTCTTTGATGAAGATGCTACTATCATCTATCCTCGTGATAATATGTTGCGTGTATCGGATGGTCAATGGTCAACTGATAGAGTTATTCGTATTACTGAAGATGGAACTTCAGACTTCAACAATGCTGTTGGACAAGTAGTTACTGGTGCAACCTCTGGTGCAACTGCTCTTATTGCAACTGTTATTAAGTTTAGAGAAGGTGCAACACAAATTGCAGAATTGAATCTTGATGCAAACTCTGTTGTTGGAGCATTTGTTTCTGGTGAGACAGTAACCGCAACAGACACATCAATTGATTTGGAAATCTCTGGTGTTGTAAAAAGTATTGTTACAAGTATTGATGTTTTAACTGGTGGTGCATATTATTCATTTAACAAACCTGTCTATCTTTCATCTGGTGGTGGTAGTGCTGCTTCTGCTAGAGTAGAAACAATTTCTACTGGTTCCATTGATGAGATTATGATTGAAGAAGGGGGTAGTGGATATTCTGTTGGTGACCAACTAGTATTCGATGTTACAGATACAGAAGGTAAAGATGTTCAGGCAAAAGTTTCTGTCGTTGGTGGTTCATTCCTTTTAGAACCCCTTACTGCTCCAGACCAAATAATTACTGAAGATGGTGATAATATTATCACTGAAGGTAATGACTATCTCTCTAAAGAACAAACAGTTGGTGAACTTGATAATCTTCTTTTAGAGAATGGTGATACAATTATTCTTGAAGAAGAAACATTTAACGACTTAGGATTGTCTTCTGAGATTGGTGAGATTACTCGTATCAAGATGGTGAACAAAGGTAATGGTTTTACCTCTCTACCCACAGTTACCATGGCACCAAGTGCTTCTGGTTCTGGTGCTAACCTTCATACTGCATCTACAACTGCTCCAATGGTTGGTGCTGTTACTGGTATCTCTGTTACAAACTTCGGACTTAACTATTCATCTGCCCCAACAATTACTTTAAACAGAAACCTATTGGTTAAAGATGTAGTTGGAGTATTTACTGCTGGGGACGAACTTACAAGTCACAATGCTGTTGTTGTTGGGTATGACCCAGACACACAAATTCTAGAATTACAATCTTCAGTTACATTCAATAAAGATGATACGATAACATCTATCGTTGGTGCAACCGCAACCGTTTACCAATCTGATTATGCAGAAGCATTTTCAACGGTGGGAACTGTAGGAACAACCGTAGGAAGTTTCATTTCTGATAGAGGTAAAGTTTCTGTAGACGCAATGCGTATTCAAGATTCATTCTACTATCAAGACTATTCTTATGTTGTTCGTATTGGACAGTCCATCAATGAGTGGAGAGAATCTGTAAGACGTTCTGTTCACCCTGCTGGTTGGAACGTATTTGGTGAGGTGTCTTTTGCATCTCAAGTAAACGCAACTATTCAAGTTCCTGCTGCTGGTTCGGTTCGTGACTTCACTGGTGATACTGAAACATTCTCACCAGAACTTGCATCTACATTCACTAACTTGTTTACCACTGTCTTTGGTAGACGTTTGGGAACAACAACGGACTCAACACAAAGAGTTAATGCTGGTGTCGGTGTTGCACAACCAAGTGACTTGACAGATGGTGAAAGAGATGTTACATTAACAAGTAGTGTCAATGTTCGTATGAATCTTACCAGAGGAATTACAACATTCAATCTTGGGCCTACCTTGGAGAATATTCCAAAGTATGCTTTCGCAGTGCATCCAACTACAACTTCAGAACAGATTGCAAACTATCATGACCCAGCAACTCGTAGAAAAACCACTGGAGATAATTTCTCTCGTGACCAATATACGATTGCACAGATTGGTGAGTTTAGAATTAATCAATTGTCAGAACCAGATGGTTCTGGTGGATATCGCATTCCTTCGGATGCATACACAACTCGCATTGGTATCATGCCTCCTTCAGAAATCTATCTAGACAGAGGGGCACAAATTAATGCATTTGACAATACCTTCGTTACATTTGATGATGGTGTTGAAAGATTTGATGAGGAAGGAACTCCTAGAGAAACGCCTGGCAATCTCTATACATCCTTCGATGAACAAACGGCAACAAGTTTCGATGAAACTGGGCCTAAATTTGACTTAGGGACATAGAAAAGTCTTATAAATAACTAGAGAACATTAGGGGAAAACTTAAATGGCATATCAATCTATAGGAAGAGGTTCTGCTGCGAATGACGGCACTGGTGATGACCTACGCACAGGAGCCGGTAAAGTTAATGATAATTTCGTAGAAGTATACACCTACCTTGGTGATGGTTCTACCCTATCAAGTGATGCAGTGGTTACTGAAACTGCAACACAGACTTTAACAAATAAAACAATCACTGGAACTTTTACTGGTAATATCACAGGAGATGTTACTGGTGACGTAACTGGAAATGCAGACACAGCAACTGCACTTGCAACTGCAAGAACTATTGCTGGACAATCATTTGATGGTTCTGCAAATATTACAATTGCTGCACAAGATTTATCTGATGTAGACCAAGACATTGCAACAACAGATGCAGTTCAGTTTACTGGTATCACATCCTTGGGTGACGGTGCCTCTGCAACAGGTTCTATTATTATTAACTGTGAGACAAATGCTCATGGACAAACAATTGTTCCTCAACCACACAGTGCTGGTGTAACAAACACTCTAACACTTCCTGCTGGTGGTAACCAAGAATTGGTTGGAACAGATGACACACAAACATTAACTAACAAGACATTAACTGACCCTACTATTACTGGAACAGGTGCAATCGCTGGTGTATTCACTGGTAACATTACTGGTGACGTGACAGGAAACGTTACTGGAGATTTAACTGGTGACGTGACAGGAAATGTTACAGGTAACGTAGATGGTATCGTTGGTGGAACAACTCCTGCTGCTGGAACATTCACAGACTTGACTGCAAGTGGTGCTGTTCAATTGGCAGTCTATGCAGATACAACTGCAAGAGATGCCGCAATTACAAGTCCTGCTGCTGGTATGATTGCTTTCGTAACAGATGGTGACGGTGGTGGAACTGCTCAATTCCAAGGGTATGACGGTTCTGCTTGGGTTGCATTGAATTAACGGATAGGATAAAGAAATATGGCAATTGATAAAATTACAGGTTCGGGCATCGCAGATAATGTAGAACTAAATGGAACAGAAGCTGCAAAGATGCCTGTTGGAACAACTGCTGAAAGAGCAAATGTTCAGGCGGGGGATATCAGATTTAACTCTACTCTATCTTTGATGGAGTATTATGATGGTGTTCGTTGGAAGTCTATCGAC